CATGAACTTGACCACATAGGAAACGACTTGATCGTCTATTTGTGATTCGGTCGATTTGGCGTACTCGGTCAAAAGATCGACCACCAGTTTTTTGACTCCCTCCGATTGCAAGAACCGAAACAGAATTGGGCGGATCAGTAGCAGCATGGTTAGGCCTGATCGTTACCCTTAGAGAGTAGCTCTGTTAAGCCATGGCAGAAACACCGCAAACCAAGTCGGAAGAACAAGAGGACCAGGGGCATTCTTGGCTGGGCGATATTGTTCGCGTAACCATCCTTTTGTGGTCAATGGGGATTTTGACGGCAAACTATCTCGGCATCTTTTCGCAAAGTGTAGATCCCACGTTTCCAGCCTCTTTGCTCACGGGTACGGCGGCTTCTTATTCGCCAGCACTCGGCAAACTCGGCAAGAAAAAGAAAGAGGAAAACGGCGTTATTGTTGATAACAACAAGTCGTCCGCAGGCATCAAATGATCCGCACACTTTTGGTATTGGGCATCACATTGGCGTCTGCTTTGCCTGCTAGAGCGGACCTCACACACCGACTTAGTAGCAGCATTCAGCTAGATGTGAACGCGGCTTCAACTCGCGCAATCCGCGTTGGCAACAGTTATTCCGTCTCAGGGTCTGGCGTTGCTACCTCTGTCACCTCAGGCGGCAGCACTACCAACAACGCCGTAGGTGGATTGGGGGCGGCCACTCACGGCGTTAACGCATTGACCTTATCGGACGCAACGCAAGTAACAAGCGGCAACGCATTTTCTTTCGCGACCTCTTATACCGCTGGCGACACCATAAGCACAACAGCTCCAACGACTGGAGCCGTGCCCGCCTTTGGAGACATCACAAGCACTGCCCCGGGAACCAGCACAGGTCTAGCCGGGACCATATTGACTAGCGGGGCGATTACTTTGACCCCAGGGGCGGCAGGCACAGCCGCAATCGGCCAGGTCATCAGTGAGCTGACTGTCCGGTGAAGCGGCTAATTTTTTTGCTGTTGTTGGCATCCCCAGTAGCAGCGGTCCCGGTGATCCCTAATTTCGCTTCGGGTTTAGTTACGTCTCATACTGAGTCCAAAACAGTAGTGCGAGAAAACATTGTTTCTGAGTCCTACAGAAGCGGCTTTGAATACACAGTTAGCGGCACTGGCGTTGAGCCTGCGTCCGGCATCGTTAGCCCACCTGTCAGCGGTAACGTGCTTACGCTTTCAGACCGCACGCAATGGCGGCAGACAGTCCCAGGCAACGCTTTTCAGTTTGCAGAGACCCTGAATCAACCTGGCCTTATTGAGAGGGTAAGTATCGACAGAGAGACGATTACTGAAACTGTGATTGACTCAACCAGCACATTCACGCAATGAAAGCAGCAGCAGCAGCTCTTTTTACGGTCTTTTTCTATAGCACCCCTGCGCTAAGTCAGATAAGTGCAACTGCATCTCCGGTCAGTAATTCATCAGGCTCAGTGATAAATAGTGCGGTGCAAGTGAACCCTGGGCAGTATATGCGGCACAGCTTTGGAGGCGCGATCCAGTGTGATTCTCCAACGCTAAATATCTCTCCATTTATCTCTGGAGTGCATACATATGGTGACCCTAATAACGAATACTATCAAGAACCAGTATATAATAATAGCGACAATTATGGGCTAATTGATCCTGCTACTGGCGTTGAAGGGCCCAATGGGATACCAGATAGTCCTGGGGAAATTTTATATTATAAGCCGCAAAGAACTGGATATAGGCAGAACTACAGCCAAAACCTTGGAATAACAGCAACGCTGTCAATTCCTCTTGGCGAATCAATTAATTTGTGCAAAGAAGCAGCTAGTAAGCAGGTTGCCCTGTATGAACAGGCTTTGGCTGACAAGAGGCTTAACTACGAAATGGGCAGGCTTAAGGCTTGCTCTGAGGCAATTAAAAACAACTACGGCTTTTCTAAAAAATCTCCATTTTATGCAATTTGTGCGGATGTCGTTATCCGGCCTGCACCTGTTCAAGGACACACACACGAGATCATTTACCCAAAGCCCGTCTCAGATCGCGAATGGCTTGATTCCGGTGACGCTGAACGACCCGCCGCTCCTGTAAGGATTCCAGTTTCTCCTTACGGCCAAGCTTCTGATTAATCTTTTTTACTACCTTCTTAGTCAAAGGCTTAACAAGCTTTTGCAAAATTGATGCGATTGGCTTAGCAAAGATTGCCGCAGTTGTGGCAAATGCAGCTGTCAATGCAATTGATACAGTCGGACCAGCGTCAGGCAGATAGTTGCTAAACACTTGGCTGACAGGCACGGGATCCCAGATCTTTATGCACTTGCCATCTTGTAGTTCATAACCGGTAAGAACTTCTGTCCCTAATTTATTAAGCGATGCGATTTCTTTCGCACCATATGGCGGACAAGGTGGAATTTGTGGCAGCGTTAAATTGCCGGTATTCAAAGCCGGTTGTTTAAGGGGAGAGTCTTGGGTCGGAGTTGTTGGCTCCGGCCTTTTTTTGTTGACCAACGGGTCAAACTGCGTAGGAGGCTTTAGCTGTTGCGCTTGGTTTGGTCTGTAATCAGCTGCTTCAAAAACAGGAACAGCCCCTTGGCACAGGGTTACAACACCGTTTGGATCCTCTTCAAAGGACTCAACACCACTGCCTGACGAGATACGGGCACGCACACAGCCCGGCATGTCGATTAAAGGAAACGGACTAGATGTTACCGGCGCCGCTACTGGCAAAACAGGTGGTGGTATTGGCTGACCCACAAAAATTGTCGGCACGACAATCGGCCTTACCCCAATCTCAGGTATATCAGGCACCTAATCAGAATGGTAATGCTGGTCCTGTAACTGATGGCAGTTCAGGCATCACATCATCAATCTGACCGGGAACCATGTCAGTCACCATCTTGGTCAGCTCACCCATGTAGTGCTGTGTGATCGATGGAATGCGTGTGTAAAGCAGTGCGCTGCCAGCAATTATGCTCACGCTGATGGTGAACGAAGCAACAGACATTGCGTTGAACAGCTTTTGCATGATGATTCCAGATAAAACAAAAGGCTCCCTTGCGGGAACCTCTTGTTGGCTTGTGTGAGAAACCTAAGCTAGTTATAGCCTAGAAATTGTACTTGGCGCCCATCTTTGTTCCAAACACAGGGTCGTTAGCGGTCGTGATGCCTGAAAGCTCGCCGTAAAGGCTCAAACCAGAATCAGCAACGCTTACGCTGCCGCCCACTTTGCCTGAGAGTTCTGTATTTACGTCAGTAGTGTCATCGACCAATGCAAAGCCGCCTTGGGCATAAAAGCCGTAAGCACCTTCGCCACCTTCGTAACCAATATGGATGTCAGTCACACTTCCTTGGAAGCCGTCAACGTAAGAACCGTTATTCTCAACGTTCGCATAAGGACCAGCGAGGACAGACGTGGGTGCCAATGCAACTGCCGTAGCGGCTGCAGAAATCACAAAAGACTTGATCATTGTTGAGAGAGTCAACGTTTTCTGTAGGTACATTAACTGGGGCAGTCAATGGACAGTTGAGGATCTGATCCTTAGTTTTCGTCACTACCAGGCCAAACCAAGTGCTTACGGTTTAGGCCCGTGTAAAGACCATGCTTTGCATGTGCTGGGTCATCTCTTTTTTCCAGCTTGTAAAGCATGTCGAGCCAAACCAATCGATTATTTTGGGCCTCGATGTCCGTAGCCCCGTAAGACGCGGACATCATTGGGTCGGGTTTTTGCATCAGGAAGGCTCAGTTGGCCATTCCATCGTATGGGGAAAACCCTCTGCTGCACTGATGTCTCGCAATGCTGTTCGGTAAGTTTTCCACGTTGTCTTTTTAGCCGTAGTCAACGGGCTATCAGTCAGAACGGTCCAGTCAGATGTAGCCAGCTTGCGGTCACGTTCTGAACGAACATTTGCAGCAACCTGATTGTCGATCTTGGTGCGGTAAGCAGTCTCATCGTCGCTGTTAGCAAAAACAGGACCAACAATAAACTTGGTGAACCACTGGTTGTTGATTTCTTCAACACCATCACGGGTGCTGACTTCATACGGTCCAGACGTACTTGCAGCAGGTCCGTT